ATATTTTTGTTCCTGGCTCAGGTATAAGATTTAAAAATGGAGTGTATTTAGATTTAACTAATACAACTTCCGTAACAATAGGATACACAGGATAATGAAATCAGACGTAAAAGCAGTTAGAAAAACAGATGCAACATCAGTCTTCGCAGGTAGAACAAGATTAAGAGGAATTATTCTTGCTTCAAGTGGATCAGCAGGTTCAGTAACTTTACAAGACGGTAATTCTGTTACACAGTTTCAAGTAGATGTTCCAGCTGGAGACGTATTTTCATATAATTTAGCAGAAGATGGTATTTTGTTTGAAGGTGGTATGACTATATCAGCGATTTCAAACGCTACTGCAACAATTATATTGGACAAGTAAGGAGACTAAATGGCTAATACTACTTCAGGAACGACAACGTTCGACAAAACATTTGCTATTGACGAAATACTAGAAGAAGCTTACGAAAGAATTGGTCTTCAAAATGTATCTGGTAACCAGTTACGTATGGCCAGACGTTCACTAAATATTATGTTTCAAGAGTGGGGTAATAGAGGCCTTCACTATTGGGAAGTAGCTAACAATTCATTTACTTTAGTTGATGGTCAAGCTGTTTATACAATGTTTAGATCAACAGATGATGGCACTTCTAGTGCTACAGCTGTATATGGTGTTGATGATGTATTAGAAGCTTCTTACAGAAATTCTTCAAGTGTTGACACACCTCTTTCAAAAATAAATAGATCTACATATCAAGGTCTTGCAAATAAAACTTCTGAAGGAACACCTACACAATATTTTGTTCAAAGATTTATTGATAAAGTTACAGTCACTTTATATCTAACTCCTGGAAGTTCAGAAGCAGGTAATACAATTAATTATTATTATGTAAAAAGAATTCAAGATGTTGGTGATTACACGAACGCAACAGATGTACCTTATAGATTTGTACCATGTATGGCATCAGGTTTAGCTTATTATTTATCACAAAAATTTAAACCTGAGTTAACACAACAAATGAAATTATTATATGAAGATGAATTACAAAGAGCGTTAGCTGAAGATGGTTCTTCTTCAAGTTCATACATAACTCCAAAAACTTATTATCCAAATGTCTAATTTTGCAAAAGGTAAACACGCTAAATTTATTTCTGATAGATCCGGTTTGGAGTTTCCATACTCAGAAATGGTTAGAGAATGGAATGGTTCTAGAGTGCATGTTTCAGAGTTTGAACCAAAACAACCACAATTAGAACCAAGAGCGTATGGAGCTGATCCTCAAGGTTTGCAAAATGCAAAACCAGCTAGAAAAGAATTTCCAACGCAAGAATTTTTATCTAATAATCCATTTGTAACAGCTTCAAATACAACATTAAAAATTTTGTTTCCTAATGGAGGTTTAGTTGTAAATGATCATGTTAGATTTCAAGACGTAAAAAACCCAGTTGGTGGAGTTGCTATAACTACTCTACAAATGTCTACAACTTTAAACGGAGCAATAACTAATTCTGCAACTTCTATTGATTTAACTGATGCATCAGAGTTTCCAACAACCGGTTTTATAATGATTGAAAAAGTAGACTCAACTTCGGGTTTATTTGTAAATGAAGTTATTGAATATACAGGTAAATCTACAAATCAATTAACTGGATGTACAAGAGGAACTAGCGCACCTTTTAGAGGTTCATCTCCAGCTAAAACAACAGCTACTTCTCACGCTGATGATGCAAAAGTTTTTGGTTCTTATAAAGTAGTATCTTTAAATACTACATCTGTTCCATATACAGGACAACCAGCTACTCTTACTCAGTTTGATGGTATAAACGTTACATTAGTAAACGCTTCTACTAGCACTGAAACAGGAGGTGGTTTCCAGTGTACAATTGGACCAATAAATGATAGAGCTTAATTATGGCAGGATTTACATACGCAACATTAACAACAGCAATTCAAAACTACACAGAAGTAGATACTAATGTTTTAACAGCTACAATTACAAATCAGTTTATTGAAAATGCTGAAATGAAAATTTTTAGAGATATACCTATTGATGCATATAAAAAACAATCTATTGGTAATTTAGTTACAGGACAAACAACAATTAACGTTCCAGCAAAAACTACTTTTGTTAAAGGTGTACAAGTTTATACTTCAACATCAGTTGCTACTGGAGCAAATAGTTGGTTAGAAAAAAAAGATGAAACTTATCTACAAGAATATATTCCTGCTGAAACAGCAACAGGAACACCTAAATATTATGCTATGTTTGGTGGTGCTACAGGCGTCTCAGACACGACTTCAGGCCGTTTAATGATAGCTCCGGCACCTAGTACTACGTTTACCTTTAAAATACATTATCAGGCCATCCCTGACGGTTTATCGGGGTCAAATACTACTACCTATATAAGTCAATATTTTGGTAATGGTCTATTATATGCGTGTCTAGTAGAAGCTTTTAGTTTTTTAAAAGGCCCATTAGATATGTTGACACTATACGAGAAAAAGTATAAAGAAGAACTAGACAAGTTTGGTATGGAACAACTTGGCAGACGTAAACGTGATGATTACACGGATGGGACTGTTAGAATAACTATACCTTCTACGTCACCGTAAAAATTAGGAGATAAATTATGGCAATAACATCGGCAATATGTAATACTTTCAAAACTGAAATTTTAACAGGCGTGCACAATTTTACAGCATCAAGTGGAGACACTTTTAAATTAGCATTGTACACAAGTTCTGCAACGTTAAATAAATCTACGACTGCATATACTTCGTCTAATGAAGTAGCAAACGGAAATGGTTACACTACTAAAGGAAACGCGCTTACAAGTGTTACTCCTGTTTTATCTACAGACACAGCAGTTTGTGATTTCGCAGATACAAGTTTTACATCTGCTTCTTTCACAGCAAGAGGTTGTTTAATTTTTAACGAAGATGCATCAGGTGATCCATCAGTTTGTGCAATTGATTTTGGTGCAGATAAAACTGTAACTAGTGGAACTTTTACAATTCAATTTCCAACAGCAGACGCATCAAACGCGATCATCAGAATAGCGTAAGGAGGAGCAACGGATGTCCGTTACTCGAACTTTTACAGTAACGGTTGTTAGCACCGGCTCTGGTAATAAATATTTTATTGATGGGGTACAACAAGCTACAATTAATTTAGCTGAAGGTTACATCTATAAATTTGATCAATCAGATTCATCAAACGATACACACCCTTTAAGATTTGCAACAGCAGAAGACGCTTCAGGAGGATCTCAATATACAACTGGTGTAACTGCAAGTGGAACACCAGGGCAAGCTGGAGCATATACACAAATTACAGTCGCAAGTTCTGCTCCAAATTTATATTATTATTGTACAAGCCACGGAGGAATGGGTGGTCAAGCAAATACTCCAGTAGCAACTACTTGGAGTATGTTAACTTGGGATCAAAATTCTTGGGGTGATCAAGATACAACTAACGTTTTTCCAACAGGAGTTTCAGCTACTTCATCTACAGGAGATTTGACTGCATTTAATTTAACAGGTTGGGGCGGAACAGGTTGGAGTGTTGGTGAGTGGGGCGCAGTAAATGACAACACTGTAGAATTAACTGGTGTATCTGCAACTGTTTCAGTAAACGCAGATGGATTATTATCTTATACAACAAATGGTTGGGGTAGAAATACTTGGAACTCAGAAGCTTGGGGAGACAGTAACAACCCGGTATTTACTTTAACAGGTTTATCAATGACGTCTTCTGTTGGAAGCGTAGAATCTTTTAACGAAAAAGGTTGGGGTGGTAGATTTTGGGATGAAGGTGAATGGGGACAAGTTGGTGATACCAGAGTAGATCTTTCAGGATTTGAATTAACTACATCTCTCGGAACATTAGAAGCTTACAATGAAATTGGTTGGGGTCATGATGGTTGGGGTGAAGAAGCTTGGGGACAAGCAAATGATGTATCAGCAGAATTAACAGGTATATCAGCTACTTCTTCTGTTGGATCAATAGCTCCTGCGGATGTAATGGGCTTAACAGGAATTTCTACAACTTCTTCTGTTGGATCAATAGCTCCTGCAGATGTAATAGGACTAACAGGAATTTCTGCAACTATTTCACTTGGATCTCCGGATGCAGCTGATGTAATGTTACCTACAGGTCAATCTGCAACTTCTTCTGTTGGATCATTAAGTCCTGCAGATGTAGTAGGTTTAACTGGTCTTTCTGCGACTGTTTCTTTAGGTGGAACGGATGAAAATTCAAATCCTATAGTAACACCAACTGGAATATCAATGACTTCTAATGCAGGTTCTTTAGCACCTGCTGACGTTATGGGCTTGACTGGATTGTCTGCAACGTTTAATGTAGGGTCAACAACTATTGTTACAAGTTTAGATTTAACGTTAACAGGACAATTAGCAACGTCAAATGTAGCTGCTTTTGGAACCGCTTCAGGCTTTGGAATTCAAGCATATCAAAGTGTTGACACAGGTTCTAATACGAGCTATACAGATGTTGCTTAAGTATAAGCAAAATTAGGAGATAAAAAATGGCTTCAACATACACACCTTTAGGGGTCGAACTTCAAGCAACTGGCGAAAACGCTGGAACATGGGGAACGAAAACTAATACAAATTTACAAATTTTCGAACAAATCGTTGGCGGATTTTCTGCTCAATCAATAGCAGGCGGTGCACAGACTACAGCTTTATCTGTATCTGATGGATCAACTGGTGCAGTTCTATCTCATAGAATGATTGAGTTTACAGGTTCAATTACAGGAAACCAAATCGTAACTATTCCATTAGATGTTCAAACAT